CTAGTACCTACCCCCACAGTACCTAGTACCTACCCCCACAGTACCTAGTACCTACCCCCACAGTACCTAGTACCTACCCCCACAGTACCTAGTACCTACACATGACCAAGAGTAAAAAAAGACTTGACTATTTTCTAAAATTGCGTGTTTTATAAAAATCATGTGATACAATCGAAGTATGAAATACTTAAAGCCTAATGACATTGCGGAACGTTTCGACGTGACCGTTCAGACCGTTTTCTATTGGCTCAATTCCGGCAAGCTCGACGGATTCAAGGTCGGTAGAATGTGGAGAATATCCGAAGAGAATGTACAAGACTTTATTAAGGAGTCAACACCACCGAAGGATAAAGTAAGTGAGTAGGCTATCCGCCGAGGGTGAAATTGAATGCTCGTTGAAAGCGCACATCACCCAGATGCAGGATTATGACCTTGCCCCACTGCAAGAGCAAATAGAGGCATTCCGGAACCCGAAACGGAAACGTCCACTAACCGCTCAACAGCGGGAGCTTGAACGGGCACGTAAACGCCGATTCTATCAAGCACACCGTGAGGAACGGTTGCAACATGACCGCGAGCAATACGCGAGAATCAAAAAAGAATATCCCAGAAAATACGAGGAACGTTTAGCGCAGATACGCGAATATAAGCGTTCGAAACGATTGGAGCAAAACAAATGAACGACCCTATTATGCTGATCGAACACGGTAGGCTTACCGGTGAGCCTGAATTGAAGACGACGAAGACGGGTAAGCAGATTCTACAGTTCACCGTGGCCGGTAACGGGTCGCACAAGGATAAGCAGACAGGCCAGTATGTGGATGACTGCCAGATTTTCATCCGTTGCACGGAATGGGATGTCAACCGTGCTCAAGCCCTGCAAAAAGTCTTGCACAAGGGCAGTGAAGTACGTTTGGAGACCGCTTTCAACTACTCTTGCGGGACTGACCAGAACGGACAGCCGCGCGTGTATTTCAATGCTCGATTCCCAAAGCTTACCGTGTATCCACCCCGTCCGCCGAAGACTCAGCAACAGCAGACGCCGACTAACACGTCCAATTTCGACGACTTTGGAAATAGTGACGCTTGGGGTGAGACAGCATTTTGAAAACCAAAACGCTAACGTTTAACGCGTATGGCATGACTCCCGCACCTAAAGGTAGTTACCGGTTCGTGCGGGGGCACGCCATCCCCATGAGTAAGCGTGAGAAGCCGTGGCGTAACCTCGTGGCTGATAATGCGCGTATTGCAATGAATCGGGAACAGTTCACCCAGTTTGCCAAGGATGTTCCCGTGTCGGTGCGTATCACGTTTTTCATGTCGCGTCCTAAAACCGTGAAACGTCATATGCCTACCGTTCCGCCAGACATTGACAAACTGTGCCGTGCCGTGTTGGACGCCTTGACCGATGCGGGAGTGTGGGTGGATGATAGTCAGGTGGTTGACCTAGGCGCAACTAAAATCTACGCGTCCGGGCCTCATATTGGCGCGCATATCACAGTGGAAGGACTTGCCCATGAAGAAGCTTAAACAGAACATCGGCCATATCATTGGTAGTATCGCGGCAGTGTTAGTGTTGGTTGATTTTGCGTTGGTGATGATGCTTGCTTGCATCATGCTGTTCAGACTCATTCTAAAGGCGCTGGGCTTATGAGTTTGACATGGAAACAGCTGGAAGCGTTGAGTATCCCGCATAATTCAACGCCGATTGACTTGAATGACCCTGAAATAAAAACCATGATTGCGGAATGCCGTAAGCCGCATAGTGTGCAATTGGAATTGGAGGACTTCGAAGATGGGTGCTAAAAAAGGGACGGTTAACAATCCGACAGGCAAGGGTGGTTTCGGTGACCATCCGGAGAACGCGTGTAGGGGCAGGTGGAGGAAAGAAGACAGCTACACGTACAACGTCAATAAATACGGTCGCATGACTGACATTGAACTGCAAGAGGTCATCCTGCAAGCAAAGGGCGGCGAGCTTACACAATTCCAACGTGCCGCATTGCAAACCGTGTTGGACATGCAGAAGCGAGAAGGTTGGAAGAAGCTAGTTGACACTGTTGACCGCGTTGACGGCAAAGCGTTGCAACCGGTTGAACAGACAGTTAACGGCTATGTTCCACCAACCATTAATATTGAGTTCGTCAAGGGTGATGAAGATGAAGAATGATTTTTGGACTGTGCGCGAATGGCTTGAATTCGTCCAGCATCCAGCGGAAGACATGAGTTATGCCACTGTTCGTTTTGGCCGATTCATTTGGGATAATTGGCGACGTACGCGTGGCTCGAAGACTATCCGCATGGTGAGACGTAATATCAACGGTGTGCGGTCTGGATTGATGAAAGCATATCCGAGAGTAGAGAAAGCGTATATACTCCGGCTATACATGATTTGGCGTGATAAGGAGAGTAGAAAATGAGTCTGCAAATTATCGAAATGAAGGTTGCTGACCTCGTGCCGTATGCCATGAATGCTAAACAGCATCCAGCCGAGCAGGTGACGCAGATAGCGGCCAGTATTGAAGAGTTTGGTATGAATGACCCAGTGGCCGTGTGGCATGACGCGGACGGTGTGCCTATCATTGTGGAAGGGCATGGCCGAGTGTTGGCCTTGCAGAAGCTTAAGCGTAAGACGTGTCCAGTTATTTGTCTGGATGATTTGTCTGACGCTCAACGTCGCGCCTATACGCTTGTCCATAATCAGCTGACACTTAATTCCGGGTTCGATATAGATATGCTTAACAGCGAATTAGCCCAGATTAAAACCGATTTACCCTCGCTTGATATGGGCCAATTCGATTTACGGATTAACGATGATACGCCGGATAACGTTTATACTGCTAAAATCGATACGCCGGTGTATACACCACAATCCGATACCCCACCCGCTCTCTCCGCGCTATATGACCATTCTAAGACCGATGAACTTTTAACGTATATTAAAGCTAACATTAAAGATACTAAGTTGCGAAAATTCTTAACGCACGCGGCTTACCGGTTCACAGTCTTTAACTACGACCAAATAGCTGAATATTATTCACACCTACCACAAAACGAACGGAAGATTTTCGAAAAACTAGCCCTCGTTATCGTCGATTACGATAATGCTATTGAAAATGGGTTTATTAAAATGACCAAGACTCTACAAGCGTTAGCAGAGGAAGCGTTAACCAATGAGGAATAGTGCTGTTTTTATTCTCACTCGTAAACGTCCGTTTAATCAAAAAACATTTAAGACACTTAAACGACAACACTATACCGGTAAAACGTATTTTCTTTTAGACGATACTGACCCAACAATATCCGACTATATTCATGAATACGGCGAACAAAACGTTAAAATATTCAACCGTGGAAAGGTAGCCGAATATACCGATAGTATGGACAATTTCACTCCGCGTACCGGCATCCTCTACCCTCGTCAATATTCCTACGAATTAGCGCGTGATTTAGGAATTGATTATTTTCTTCAGCTCGATGACGATTATACGAGTTTTCAATATCGTTTCCCGTCCAACGGAAAACTTAAAGTGAGAGAATATTCCGACCTTGACAGAGTCTTTGAGACTTATTACGAAGCGTTGGATGATATACAGCTTTTAACCTGTGTTGCTTTCGCTCAAGGTGGTGACCTTGTGGGTGGGCAGATTAGGAATCCGTTTAAACGTAAGGCGATGAACGGTATTTTCTGCAAGACAGATAGAATATGGGAGTTTAAGGGTACTATCAACGAAGACGTTAACGGTTACACGACGAACCAGCAAACCGGCGCATTATGTATGACTTATTTAAATTCCATGCTTGTTCAAACGCAAACGCAGTCAGCTTGCGGCGGGATGACTGATATTTACGTTGATAGTGGTACGTATGTCAAAAGTTTTTACAGTGTTATTGCTAATCCTGCGGCGGTTAAGGTTAGCGTATTATGTGATTATAGTGCCGATATTCCACGACCCCGGTTCCACCATAATTGTGCTCAAAATCATTACGCACCGAAGATTATACCTTCGGCGTGTTTGCCTGTCTGATGTGGTATATTATTTCTCGGCAAGAAAAGAAATTGAGCCATCTATCTATATATATAATTTAATTCCCGTCTAGCACTCCCTTTCATTTTGCGCTAGACGGGGCTGGAACGTTGCGCGAGCGGTTTAAGCGGGCATCCTGCTAAGGTGCTAACTGGCAACGGTTCGGGGGTTCGAATCCCTCACGTTCCGCAATCCTAACGTGAGCCTAGGATAAGCGTTAGGCGGTTGAGTACACTACTCTTGCAGTGACTCAGACGAAATATAAAAGGGCGGCTAGCGAGCATGGTCGATAGTGAGGTAACATGTGCTCTCCGGTCAACGGTTGGCGGTCGATAGGATTGCGGCGGTAGCCCGCTAAAGTCCAAGCTAACCAATTTTCCCGTGGTGTAATAGGTAGCACGGCAGTCTTTGGAACTGCTCGTTTTGGTTCGAGCCCAGACGGGAGAGCGAGACGCGGTAGAGGTCAGGTGTCTGCCGCGTGCCATCTGCCTAGTAGGTGGAAGGGCTGTAGTTCAGCGGTTAGAACGGCTAGCTTCGGTTAGTGTATGTCGCGGGTTCGAATTCCGTCAGCACCCGAGCCGAGCGCCTATGAACATTATTGGCATGAGAGCGTAATGGAATACGCCGAAATGCTCCCAGCCTGAAGCACTGGCTGGCATGAGATTGCAACTTATGCGTGTGATAATCTCATGGCATGTAAAGTAAAATCACAGCCCCTCTACTCGCGCGAGTAGAGGGGTGTTTCCATATCAATTACTAGAATACGTTGTATGAAGATTCCTGATGATTATTCTAGTCTTTTCTGGTGGACTCACTCGCTCACACCGCCCGCCCGCTATTTCGTTTTCGAGGGTGGCCGTAGTTCAGGCAAAACCACGACCATATGTCAGTCGTTAGTGTTGCGTGGAGCTGTCAAGTCTATTCGAGTCTTGTGCGCTCGTGAGTTCCAAAACTCGATTAATGAATCAGTGAAGAAGAGTCTTGAGGACTCTATACGCATGTTAGACCTTGGCGGATACACTATCACGAAAGACTCGATAGAGCACGAAAATGGGACTAGTTTCGTTTTCAAGGGCTTGCATAATGACCCCGAAACCACCGTCAAAGGTCTGGAGGGTATCGACGTTTGTTTTATCGATGAAGCGCAATTTATTTCCAAGCATTCACTGGATATCCTTCTTCCAACCATCCGCAAGGAAAACAGTACAGTCATTTTTGCCATGAACCCGCTGACACCTAAAGACGAGGTTATGCAACGCTTCGTGTGGGATGCGAACGAGCAGGTGAAAGCGCGAACCATCCACAAGCACGTCACCTATCGAACCGCGCTCAAGGCTGGACTACTGCCGCGGGAAGTGTTGCAACAAGTCCAAGAGGCTAAAGGGTCTCCCGACTTCGCGCACATCTGGGAGGGCAAGCCGACCGATAACGTGCTTAACCGCATCATGTCGTGGCAACAATTGCAGTCCGCAGAAACCACCATCATGCCTGACGGTGGCATAACCTTTGGTGTTGACGTTGCACGACTTGGAGCCGACAGGACAGCCGTAGCAGTCAATAGGGGTGGCACTATTATCGATTTAGTCAGTTGGAACCACACGCGTTTAACGGACTCGGCGCAGACCATTAGACAACTGGCAGACCGATACAATCCAGTCGCCATTAATATTGATGACTGTGGTGTTGGCGGTGGTCTAACCGACATGCTTATTGCTGACGGATTACCCATTCAGCCGATTAATTCCGCGTCACGAGCTAAAGACAATACGAAATATCCCAACATCAATAGTGAAATGTGGTTTACTTTCGCTGAGAAACTAGTAGCCGGTGACATACATTTCATTCATTCACTGCCTGATAAAAACGACTTGTTCGAAGAATTAAGCACGCGTGAATGGAAACTCACGACGAAGAATCAACGCCAAGTGCAAGCGAAAGCGGATTACAAGGCGGCAAATAATGTTGGCTCACCTGACCTTGCGGACGCGGTTTTATTGAGCGTGTACACGCCGGTTAAGTTGACAAGTTGGGATGTTGAAGTATTATAGATAGAGCCGGTAAAGCTTTGTCCTTTTTCTTTACCGGTGGTTGGTTGACTGGGATAAGCCCTCGCAGTGATTGCGGGGGCTTCCTAGTATAATGAGAACCGTTATCAATAAGCCTATTGAAAGACGGTAACATTGTCTAAACTCGGATATAAAATCAGAAGTTTCTTTACCCGTCCAACGTCCCCAGCATTGACTGAAGGATGGACTAGGGTTAGCGGCAGTGGAACGCAGGTAATTCCACCTTATGATGCGTACGCGCAGATTTTCCCATATTCCAACGCGATTGCGGGACGTTTCGCCACTATCATCCCCTACGCTGTTGACGCTCAGGGCGAGCGTATTAACCCGGCACCTCCCGCGCTCAAAGCATTGTACGCGCCTAATGACCAATTCTCGTGCCTTGAATTCCTGAAATTCATCGCCAATAGTATTCTCACCCAGTCGCATCTTGACATTCTGGTGTGGACGAATCAAGGCGGCTACATTCAACCGGGCGGCGAGATTACGCCGGACAATATCGCGGGCTATACGTTCCTCCCACAAGATAGCAGACAGTGGGATAGCAGTCACACGACTTGGACGCATCGCGTCACCATGACCATTAACGGACGTTTGGAAACTCGTACTTTTACTCGTAATGAGACTATTGCACTCAGTTATTCCGCTCACCCGCTTGACCCGTCGCGTGGTATCAGTCCCGCGCAGACCATCCGCAAGTGGGCAAACGTCGATGACATGATAGCGGATTACGAGCGTGGCTTCTTCGCCAACGGCGCTGTCCCAGCTGGCATGATGGGCATTGTGTCCGCTACCGCCGACGATTTCACACGCACAAAAAATCAGCTTGAACAGGCGTTCCAAGGCGCCGGACACAATAACGGCGTGGTCTATAACATGATTCCGGTAGACCCCCTGAGCGGTAAACCGTCAGATACCGGTAAATTGGTGTGGGTACCTTTCCAACAGGCCAATAATTCGCTCGACTTGTCCAGTCTTAACGACGTGGTAAACACTCGGCTTGCAAGCGCCCTCGCGGTGCCGGATATTGTGCGCGGTATCGATAATGGACAGACCTATGCCAATGCCGAGCAGGCCGAACGAGCCTTTATCGAAAATACCTTGAAACCGCTCTGCATGACGGTGTGGGACAAATTTCAGTTCGAGCTTGACCGAATCACGGGTGGGCTTGGATACGGCATAAATTTCACCCTCGATATTCCGGCACAGACTGATGTGCGCAAGGTGCAGGCCGACACTCAGGCAGTGCAGGTCGATACGCTTATCAAGCTTATCAATGCGGGGGCGAGCGTTGAAACTGCTGTGAAGGCATTGCGTTTGCCCGAAGAATATAGTGCGTTGGAACTGGAACCGGCTACACCGTCTCTTTTCGTGAAGCCGGAAGCCCCGCAGATTGTGCCACAGATTCAGGCCTCGAAAGATGATGACGTTAAGACGGAACCGGTAAAACCGGACGTTGAAGAATCAACCGTAAGTAAGGCATCTAAGCTAGTCCGCAAGTTCTACCGTGACTTGATTGAACTTAATCTAGCGGCGCATAGTTTTGCTAAGACTGACGTGGATAGTGTGGAAATTCAAGCCGAACTCGTTGATGGTCTTTTCTCGGTCTACGAGCCGCAAATAGTCGCATACGCCAACTCCACAGGCAAGACGATTATTCAAGCAATGCAGGAACTAGCCAAAACTAATCCAGACATTGCCAAGATTCTTGACGCTTGGACGCCCTCGCAGATTGCCCAACTTGTCGGCTGGGAGACCCTGCCGGATACGTTTGAAAAGGCGTACCGCAAGCAACTGACCAAGACAGTGACCGCTGTCACCGGTACCGCGAATAAGAGTATTGCCAAGATTATCTCGCAAGGTATCAAGGATAAACTGGATTACAAGGAACTTGTACATGAATTGTACGGATTGCTTGACGATGACCGAGCCGAATTGCTGGCCGGGAACGAGTTGAGGAATGCTGAACGCTTGGGCAATCTCTACAGTGCGCAGAATCTCAGCAGTAAAACCGGCGTGACCTTGAAAAAGGTCTGGCACACTAGCGGTTTGGATGCCGGTAGCGAGCAGAAGCCGTGCCCATTCTGCGAGCATATGAACGGCAAAGTTGTGGGGCTTGCGGAAAGCTTCATGGACGAGGGTGATTCCGTGGATATTGACGGTGAGACCTTCACCAATGATTATATTTCAATGATTACTGCGGCGGCTCACCCGCGCTGTCGTTGCACGCAGACTTACGAGGTGGCCTAATGGAAATCAAGTGCAAGAAGTGCGGAAGGTTTTTAGGCGAGACGGAGCATAGTATCCGCCTTATGCTCAAGTGTTCTAACTGCCGTGCCTATCTGCTTTATCACATCACCATGCTTAGTGAGAATCATTCTTATTAATAGTGTTAGAATCAGTGTAGAGCAATAAAGCCCCGTAAGGACGCTCAAAACGTAAGGAAATAGGAATGCAACAGACACTCACATGCGACGCGAACAATGTCAGCAGTGACGGCCACACGTTGACGTTCCTTGCCAACTCCGGTACGCGCATGACCAATGGCTACACGGTAGACCTTGCAACACTGCAAGCCCCCGTGAACGACGGCCACCTCAAGCTCGTAGCCGACCTGACCGACTCTGACCGACTGACTTTGCCGCTCCTGCTTGACCATATGCCGAGTATCACGGCGCAAGTCGGCATCATCGAGAAACTTTGGTTTGATGATGACGGGTTAATGGCTCAGGCTCGACTAAGCGACAATGAGCAAGGCCAGAACGTGCAACAGTTGGCAAGTGAAGGAATGCTAACGAACTCTTTCAGCATCACAATCGACTTCGATTCTGACCCCGACGAAAACGGTGTAATCCATAACGCCGAACTAGTCGAAATCAGCGTGGTCTATCGAGGTGCCGATAGCAAGGCGGTTTTCCGTAGTCTAAACGATATCGAAGGGAAAATAATGGAACTCAAGAACAATCTCACCAAGGATGAAGCGCAATCCCTGATTGACCAAATCACGGACGCTATCAATGGACTGACCGAAAAGAACGACGACAACACCGAGCCGGAAGAACCGGTACAGTCCAATGAGGCAGAAAATAGCAAGGAGGGTGACACCGTGGCTAATGGTCGAACCAATATCATCATCAACAGCGCGGGCGGTGCGCGTCAGTCTCTCGCCAAGACCAGTGACCCGCTGAAGGACTGGCTGAAGAGCGAAGACGCGACCAAGGCTTACGAGCAGGCATTGTGGAAGGCCGACAATCAGGGCGTGAACGGTTTCAAGGCGGCGTGGCGTGAAGAGCTTGCACGCCACGCCTATGCCGACAACTCTTCCATCGATGAAGCTAGTGTCGGTAAGCTTGTCCCGACTTCGGTTATTACCGAGATTGAAGACGTTCTCAACAAGGCTAGCGAACTGTGGCCGCTGTATCGCAAGCTCGACGTTGACAGCTTCACCGTCGGGGCTCAGCTGGCAGGCTTGACCGATGACACTCGCGCCCACGGCTACAAGGTGGCAGACTATGGCACCTCGAAGAAGACGCAGAAGTTTAATCTTGTGGAACGTAAGCTTGCCGCCGATTTCGTGGTCAAGTATGCAGTGCTTAACAAGGGTGATATTCGTCGTACCGATAAGCCGGGCGCACTCGTCAAGTATCTGCTGGCCGAAATGCCGAACTATATTCTGCACGCAATCGACCGCCAGATTATTCTTGGCGGCTATACCGACCTTGATTTCTTCCGCTCCGTGCAGACCGATGCTAAGGACACTTCCAGCGAGTTCGCGGGGAAGAATTTCGTTCTGAGCGCGGCCGAGGGTGCTCGTGCTAATCTCGTGCTTGATGTGGTCGGCCTTGCATCCAAGATTACAGCAACCGGTACCAAGGTGCTCGTGCTTAGTCCTGATACCAAGATGGATATTATCACTGCGGCCGATGGTATTGGCCGTCCGCTCGTCGGCTACGGCAATGATAACCTCGCCGCCTACTTGGGCGTGGATAAGGTTATCACGCCTGATTGGTGGACTGATGCCGATGACGCTAAGACTCGCGCAGTGATTATTGTGCCGGAAGCTTTCGGTGTGGTTGGTGATACGTCTATCAGTGCTTTCACCAATTTCGCTCTGAAGACTAACGAGCAGGAATATCTGTCGGAGATTTTCGCGGGTGGTGCTCTGATGAAGGTTAAGAGTGCTGGCGTGCTGACTCCGAAGGCCGGGGAGTGACCGACTAACTAACGGGGTAGAGTTAAATACTCTACCCCTCGTTAATTAAGGATTGAATATGACTAACATTTATGCTCACATTTCTGACGGTGACGCGCCTAAGTCTCAGCATGTCACCGAGGTTAGTTTCGTGGATGAAAAGGGTGCGCACATTAATATTGGTGCTGGCGCCGGTGGTGGCATCGCACAAGTCGCGCATGACAATAGTCTTGCAGGAGACGGAACTAGTACTAGCCCGCTCAAGCTGGGCGACAGTATCAGCGCCCAGTTGGGGGATACGGAAACCGTGCTCACGAATCTCCGCAAGCTTACCAAGTTGCAGAGTGACGCGGAACTGGCGGACGTTATCACCACTGTGAACGCGATTCTTGACGCCATCAAGCCCACCGTGTAAACGGTAGAATAGTAGGGGTATCCCAAATGTGGGGTGCCCCTTTTCGCATATTTGGAGGAAAAATGTCTTTTATCCCGATTGAGAATATTGGTGGCGATAATGCTCGTAAATGGTTGCCGACTATACTGCCCGCATTGCAGAAACTTTTATGTGGTGCGATGGTGTCTCAAGCTACCGGAGTCAACCCAGCCATCGTGTGTGAAGATGGTCAAACAATTGTTCTAGCCGCATGGTATAGCAGTATTACCAGAGTGACGGTTAACGATAATCCAGTCGCATTCACATTCAATCCGACTGTGGGCGACATGGATTACACTACCGGCCAAGTCGAACAAATGTACGGCAACACGCTCACCATCGAAACCAAGATTGAGCCGGGCGCTGTAGTAACCGTCGCAGGAACATACGGTTTCGATACTCTCCCGGCTAGTCTGCAAGCCGTGTTGTCAGGCATGGTTAGTGCAATGCAACGACATGCGGACGAAACGGATATTATCACCAGCAAGAGTATCGAAGACGTTAGCGTATCCTACCAACGTAACACCTCCACCGACACGCTCACTCAAGCAATCCAACCATATCTTAGCGTTATCAACATGTGGAGTCTCTGCGAGAAGCCGTTAGGTGTGGGAGGTATCGCAACACCCAACACACTGCCAGTAGTGCCGTATTGGATTGGGGACGGTGATGGTCTTGGATTGTAATCCATTCAAACTTTTTCCCGACCAAGTGGAAACCGTCGGACTATGGAAGTATGCGAGTAGTGAACGAAACAACAAGAAGCTAGCAGACGTACACGCGATAATCAAACGTTCCACCAACTCGGACGCGTTCGGCGATTATGGTGTACGTATCGCTACTCGCCGATTCCACCTGCAAGTCGAAGACATACCAGCAGACCTGCGAGACCCCGACATGCTATTAGACCTGATAGTCAAAACCAAAAACCGGGCGTTCAAAATCACTCAAGCAAGCCAAGGCGACGACATGACCACCGGGAAAACACGATTCATCACCGTCTACGCCCAACCATACGGAAGGAGCACCATATGAGCCTACGCGTCACAATCAATAAAGGCGTGTACGAGCAAGGCCGTCAAGCCATGCACAATGGATTAGCCCACATGCTCACCGACATACACAAGGATGCAGTAACCAACGCTCCAATCGGCAAAGCACCCGAAGACAAACACCCCGGACTATTGAAAGACTCAGGACGTTTCAAACTCCAAGGCATGAAAGGCTATGTCGCCTTCGGTGGCGGCAGAGTCCCATACGCCAAACGACGAGAATACGAAAACCATCGACAACCCGGCACAAGACTCTACCTACATCGTGCAGTAGCTAAAGCCCAAGCACACGCGGACAATTACTTCCAAAGGATACTAAAATGATTGAACTGGCAGTAGCATTAGACCTAGCAGAACACGGCTTCGGCACCTATGGGGAAACCATCTTCGTAAACGAGTCACCTATCCTCGATACGGGAGCAGTTAGCAGTAAGGATGGCATATGGATAACCTCAACCACAGTAAGCAACGGCAACGGGCATTACACTGACCAACTCACCATAAGCACCCGCTTCTACGATGTAATCCGACAAGGCGAATACCTCCTAAAACTCATGGAATACATCAACACCACACTCGTAGACCAATGCACGCTAAGCTGTCAACCCGAAAGCCCAATAGTCTATGACAAACTCACCATAAGCCCCGCAAGCAGTATAGACCTAGACGCGGTAGACAGTGAAGGACACTACGTGAAAAGCATCCACTTCACCATCACCTACCCACTCCCAGATTTAAGTGTGGTAAAAGTGATAAACTAGAAACCAAGGAAAACGATAATCATTCTCAATAAGGAGTAACACCACATGGCCACCACAGACTACAGTCTAATCGGCAAGAAAACCGTATACATCGGGCAAGAAGAATTCGCGCCCGAACTCGTCGGCTCCGATGGCATCACTATCACCCTCACCCCGAACACGGTTGACGTGGAATCTCAAGCGGGCACTATCAGTATTCCAACCGGCACATATTCTGAAATCTCCGCGACTATTCCGCTTATCATCCCGAACATGGCAGTGCTCGGCCGTATCTTCCCAAGTCTCGCAACCAAGGGCACGGCAGGAACCAAGGTCACGTTCGGCGCTGGAGAATGCTCCGCAATCACTAGCGAGCCTATCGTAATTCACAACACGTGCGATACGGATAGCACTAACGACGTGTATATCCCCGCCGCTCTAATCCAAAACGGTGGCGAGTTCACTATCGGTAGCACGAGTGACCCGGTGACTATCGAACTGAACGTTACCATGCTCCCGGACGAGAAGGGTTACGTTAACTTCGGGTGCAGTGACCCGTCTAAGCGCACCAAGTATGACCCGGAACAGCAGAAGTACGTTGACGTGGTGGACTCGGCAAAAGCCAACACCGTCCAGAAGTAAGGAGACTAAACCATGTCTGAAATCGTCACTATCGATACTCGCGAACAAACCGAGGAACACACCTTCAAACTGATTACCTCCAATAATCCAGAAGGCACTGTGTTCACTGTGAATCCTATGGGTGCGGGCACGTATCTGAAGTTCATGGACAAGGTGAAAACCCTTCAAGCATTGAACGCTCAGGACATGAGTAGTAAGCAATTGCTGAAGATTCAAAACGACTTGTGCAATCTGCTTATCCCACTCGTCTCCCCGACCGACGAGTTTAAAACGTGGGCTGAAGAAGCGGAACAGAAATACCCGCTAGCATATCAGGCGGTCATGCGTCAGATTATGCGTTTCGTTTTCGGTAAAACGTATTTCTAATTGGGGGGTAGTCAATGACGGTGCATAAGGTCATTGACGATTTCACGCCGGAGCAGTTAGCAAAGCTTAAAGCCATGCGGCAGGCTGAGAGCAAGTCTAAAGCTTCGGCGTTTTTTCGTGATGACGAACTACTGCTAGCCGAGTTCGGCAAATATTACGGCTGGCAGGCGATACGTGACGTGCTAGCTGACGAGGTGAGTTACGAGACTTTCATAGCCTTATTGAACGCTGGGCGGAGTCTCGCAATCCGTGACCGCATACTGCGCGTGAATGATATGTATGTCGCGGTTGGAGCGTCGCAAGCCAAAAAGGGAGACAAGGTGTTAAAGCAATACGTGAAGCAATTGGAACGGGGTATGTGATATGGCGCAAGCGGGTGAGATTCGTTTCGATGCCGTTATAGACACGAGCGGTTACGAAAAAGGCGTAAAGGATATTCAGAACGCCACTGACGATATTAAAGAGTCAGCGGAGCAGGCGGACAAGGCCACAGAAGACGTTGGTAAGAATGGTGGTAAGAACGCGCCAAGTATTAAGGACGCTTTCAGTAAAACGTTCGACGGGATTGGTGAGCTGGCGGACGGGCTAGGGTTGAGTATGCCTAGCAAGCTTGTTAAAGTCGCGTCGATTGGTGGCGCACTGGCCGCGGTCGGTGGAGCATTCAAAACCGGTATTGACACCGCTATTAGTCAGATTGACGTGCAAGGCACTTTGGACGCCCAGTTAGGTAAAGGCAGTGTGGCCGCTCAGAATGCTGGCAAGGTGGCGGGCGAACTCTACCGGCAAGGTTGGGGTGAGAGTTTGGAAGACGTGGCTAATGTCGCGTCTAATGTCAGTCAGGTGATTCGTGGTATCGGTGAAGGTGACTTGAACACTGTCACGAAGGCTACGGAAGTGTGGGCTCAAACGTTTGACGCGGACGCGGGTGAGAGCGTACGTGGTGTGAAAGTCCTTATGGAAAAATTCGGTTTGAGCGCTCAGGATGCTACCGACCTTATGACCAAGGGTATGCAGAATGGTCTGAACTATACGGACGAACTCGCTGATAATCTTAGCGAGTATGGTGGCCGGTGGGCTGAAGCCGGTACGTCCGCGCAAGAATATTTCTCACTGCTTCAGGCTGGCGTGGATAGTGGCGCCTACCAACTGGACAAGGTGGGAGACTTCCTTAACGAATTCCTGACCTCACTTACGGACGGGCGTATCGAGCAGAGTATTGGAGAGTTTTCGAAGGGCACTCAGGACGTTTTCAACAATTTCAAGAGTGGTAAGGCCACTGCGGAAGACGTGTTGAATGCGGTTATTGGTGAGATGGGCACCATGACCGATAAAACCAAGGAAGCTAGTCTAGCGTCAACTTTATGGTCTAGTCTTGGTGAGGATAATGCGCTTGGTATGATTGAAGCTCTCGGCAACGTGCCGAACAGTTATGAAAATATCAAGGGTGCTACAGACGAAGCCGCAGACAGTACGCAGTCTATCGGTCAACAGTGGGAAGCGTTCAAACGTACCATGAGTGGCACACTGGGTGACGCGTTCACACCATTTGTTAAGGGCTTCCTAGACGGTTTGACTGATATGACGAAGAAGTTTACCGACTTCGTTAATAACACTGATTGGAGCGGGCTAGCGAATATTTTGGGAAGTCTTGGCACTGCCATTGGTGGCGTGTTCACCGTAATTGGTAATTCGATTCAACCCGCATTAGATTTGCTTAAAATGTTCTCCGATTGGTTTAGCGCGAATAGTACGTGGATTGTTTCAACACTTGTTGGTATCGGCGCAGGTTTTGCTGTGTTCAAGACCGCGCAAATCATTAGTACCGTGGTCGGTTTTCTTCAGTCGTTCAGTCTTGCGGAGACTGCCGCTACGGTAGCGCAATGGTTGTTTAACGCGGCTATGGCGGCTAATCCGATGGTGTTGGTTATCACGCTATTGGCGGCGCTTGTGGCTGGGTTGGTTTACTTTTTCACGCAGACTGACGCGGGTAAGCAAGCATGGCAGGACTTCTGTCAGACCATGCAAGACTTGTGGCAAAACCTTTGCGACTTCTTCCAAAACATTTGGGATAGTATCACCAAGTTTTTCACCGACGCCGGAACAAATATTACGAACGCGTGGAATGCTGTCACTGATTGGTTTAGTGGTATCCCCGGTAGAATCAAGGGTTTCTTCAATGATATTGGCGCATGGTTCGGGAGTAAGTTCCAAGAAGTCAAGGATGCGATTGTGAACAGATTCAATGAGGCTGTGGGGTTCATCACGGGTATTCCCGGCAGAATCAGGGATTGTTTTAATGGCGCGGTGAATTGGCTTAAGGATGCTGGCGGTAATATCGTTCGCGGCTTGTGGAATGGTATCAGTGACATGTTTAATTGGGTGCGTAATAATATTCTTGGCTTCGGTAAGAATATCGTCAAGTGGGCTAAGCAAGCGTTGGGTATTCATTCCCCGTCGCGAGTCATGGCCGAAGAGGTTGGCAAGTATATTCCGTCCGGTATCGAAATGGGTATCAAGGCTAACACTAGTGGTTTGATGGACTCGTTGGACTCGTTGAGTTTGGATATGGTTGACGCTGTAAAGGTGCCGACTACTACTACTGGCTCACTGCCGGTGTTTGATGCTTCTTCGAGTGGTGTCACGTCCGCATTGCCGTCCGCTAATATTGTGATTGAGAAAATGCAGGTGCGTTCTGATAATGATATTCGTCTTATCGCGCAGGAATTGAACCGTTTGCAACGTCGTGACTTGAAGAGGGTGTGAAATTGAGAATCATTTTCAATAACACTGATTTGGCTACCGTATTGCCGGATACCGTGCTTTATATCGGTAACGTTACGGGGCGTGAGTTCGTAAGCCCGGACGTTACCACGGTAGCGTATAAGGGTGCGCATGGTAGCCGATTCGTAGGCAATCGTTATCCCGCGCGTGATATTCAAGTGGAAGTAACCGTTATCGGCTATTGTTTTCAGATGATGCCATCTTACGCGTCTAAGCTTATGAGCGTGTTGGCAACCGACGTGCCCGCTAGTCTGTCTTTCAGTGACCAAGAGGGCACGTATCAGGCTATCGTAAGCGCGATTGACTTGGAAGAGCATGAGACTTACGCGAATGGTACTATCACGTTCACGTGTCCTGACCCGTTCCGTCATGGTGTCGTGTATGATATTGATTTCGACACGCTCCCGACTGACACGTTGCACACTAATTACAATGTCGAACCGGTTTTTAATCTTGTGGTGAACAAGTCCGCCAACAATTTCAGCATTAATGTTAACGGCTACGTGCTCACCTTGGATATGCAAGTCGCTCAGGGTGACGTGATAGTGGTCAACAGTGAGACGCGTACTGTCACCGTCAATAACAAGCTCACAGTATTGGAAACGTCCGGCACGTTCCCGAAATTGAAGCAGACTGGGAACACGATTAGGTTCTACCCTGAATGCGGCGGCAATGGCTCGTATACTGCGAGGTGGCTATGATGCTGGCAGAAGACACTATCACCCTTGTGGGATTGCAAGGGCATGAACTTCGTACGCTCAGCCCGCGCGCGGAATGGACGTTCGACCAACGTTCCGACTCCACTAATCAGCTCACCGTCACTGTTGGCACGGATGAAGCAACCGACGTTGTGGGCGACATGGAACTATTATTCCAACACCGTCGATTTGTCATTAACGAAGTGAACCGCACGCGCGACACGGAGACGTGTGAGATTATCGCGGATGAAGCGCAGGCTGAAATGGCTTCAATCGAGGTTGAGTCATTCCAAGTTGAGAAGGCGAAGTTGAGCGCGGCAGTCACGCAATTGTTGTCTAACACGCTTTGGACGGTTGGAACGATTGAGGATGATACGCGCACGATTTACGCCGACCTGCAAGGCAAGAAGGTCACGGAATTGTTGACGTGGTTGGCGAATCAGTCTAACCAAGTGTTATCGTTCGATTCCGCGCATCGTAAAGTTTCGTTTATCAAACGGGATATGACGCCTTCCGGTGTCGTGTTTAATTATGATGTCAACATGGCGAATCTTAAGAAGACTGAGACGCCGCCGACTTGCACGGTATTGCATCCTATCGGCGCCAACGGGCTGACTGTGGCGAACGTGAATCATGGCAGTGAGTTGGTTGAGGACTTCGGCTGGTACACGTCTTTGGGTATGAGTGAGAATGAGGCGCGTGCCCGATTCACGAAACGGCAGGAATGGCAGGACGAACGTTACACCGTCGTGCAGAATCTACTGGATGATGCGAGGAAGAAACTCTCCGTGTCCGCCTATCCGACGCTATCTTACGATTTAACAGCTGTTGACGGTATCAGTGATTTACGTTTGGGTCAGCAAGCGTACGTTTGGGATAATGTGCTTGACGTGCGCGTGTTGACAACGGTTAGTGTTATTCACACGTCCAGCGTTCACGATGACGATAGTGTGACATTGGATTACGTGCCACCATCGTTTACGATTGCTACCGATGATACTACCGGCGATACTACATCCACGACGGAGGCTAGCGTATTCCAAGCATTCAACGACACGGAATATGCGCTAGGTGATACGGCCACGCGAGTCCTGCCGTTGAGCATCAATGTTTACTCGGATACCATGCTTGAGTGCAATCTATGTCTAACTGTCAAAACCACGACTGCTGGACTGCTTGAGGGCTATTTTCTTTTGAACGGTGAAAAGGCTGGCCCGCGTATCATGCAGACATGCGCGGAAGGGTATGTCACTATCGGCCTCCCGTTCTTGATCACGAACGTGAGCAGTAATGACCAGACCACGCTTGACTTGTATCTTAAGCATGGTGGCGCTGGTAGTCTCGCTATCAATGACGCGCAAATTTATATTTCAGCTAAGGGCGCGTATGGTGGTATCACTAATGAACGTCCTGACCGGCGCGTGGTTGACGCTGTGGAACGTTTTAAACGCGAATGGCGTAACGTTGAGGATACGACGTCTATCATATTCCCGGAACGCAACGACACTACTGTTGCTGAAACTGTGGAACGGTTTAAGACTGAATGGCGTAGCGTGGATGACGTGGTTAATCCGATTGTGTGGCTTGAGGATAAGACGCTCACAATCACTAACGCCGAGGATGATGCCGTGTTTACGCTTATTCTGCCGGACAAGAGCCAACATGAAATGTCTGCTGTTGTTGACGGGGCTACAATGTTTGACTTGAGTACGCTTGGTTTGTCCGGTTCGACTAAAATTGAGATAAAGGAACTTGACGTGAGTGTCACGGTGACGCTTTGAAAGTGAGGGGAAATATTTTGAACGAGTCAGTGGAACGGTTGAATATCATGCCGCACGTGAAAGGTCACGTGGCCGTGGATGTGATGGAGGACGGGAGGATTGTAGACCATGCTGAGCATGATAATTACGTTAGCCCGTTCGTTTATGACGCGTTACGCAAGTACGTTAACGCGCAGTTCATGATGTTGCATGATGGAACGAACTTGTATTATCAGTATTCTGATTTTCCACAGCATGCGCTTAATAGTGCGTTTATCCTGACCGACTACGCGGGGCCTGTCAATACTCGGGAACGTGTGATTCACGGCACTCCACTGAGTTACGGTTATCATCAATACGTTTCGAATAATGCTTACGAGTGTAGCTTCAACCAAGACGAATCATATCGCAAGGCGAACTCGTTGCGTTTCGTGTTCGATTTTTCAACCTCTCAAGGTAACGGCACTTTCCAAAGCATTTATAGTGGCCCATCCATAGATAATCCAAATTATAGGGCTGGATACGCACTTTTGCCGGGTTATAATGTTCGTTGGCAAGTGACTTACTGTGATGGCAAGATTTACACACCGGGCAATAATAGTCTTACCGTGTTCACGGTTGATGATTGGATTACACTACTTAACGGTGATACGTGGAATAGGCAAACCGTGCAAGTCCCTAACGCCGGATTAGCAGACGGTACATTTTTAACCGCGTATAATCATTCCATTTATTGGATTAACAGTCAGTCTGTTTGCAGTGCGCCGGTGTCTGATTTAACTGACGTGACAACGCATAATATCGGAGATTATTGTCAAGCGATTTCTTATTCCGCTATTCGTGACTCGTTTTTCATCCTCTTCCAAAATGAGGTCAGGGAGTATTCTACTTCTTTCCAGCTTAAGAAGACTTTCACCGGCAATTATGGGCATAATATTTCTGCCATGCCGGAGGAAAACAGCGTCCTAATCGGCAATCGCGTGTATGATATTGACGATAATGCTAACGCGTTGAAACCATGCGCACGTTGGGAAGCGGCGTCACCGTTTCAATGCATGACGTTCATTGGCGGATTCGCTTTAGCCTATGTGAATGTTTTTACTGGCCTGTATCTTGGCACCCAGTATTTCAGTCGTGCCCGCTTGGACAAGCCAGTGACGAAGAACAGCAGGCAGACAATGAAAATCACTTACGATTTCAACATGCCCCCGATTGATTGGGAGCATTGATGGAGACGGCATTATTATGCGCCATCCTCGGCAGTCAGACGGTGACTATTCTCGTGCAATGGGTGTTAAGCAAAATCGATGCGAAACGCAATCCGTTACGCGAGGGTGTGAAAGAACTCTTGTTTTGCAAGCTGAAGCAGTTTGACGAACAGCGGGAGCATAACGGGTTCGTTCCAATTGCGGATAAGGAAACCGTTGAACGTGTCTACACCGCCTATCATGCTTTAGGGGGTAATGGTGTTGGTACGGAGATAGCGAATAAGATTCGTGCTTGCGCGAGTAGTAGGGAGGAAAAATGAAACGAACACCGAAGCATAAGCGTATCAAGCGGAGCATGGTCAAGCCGGTTGCCGGTTTGACATTGAGCACAGCTATCATGCTCGCGCCTAGCGTGGCTATGGCGGACATGAACGGTGTGGATGTGAGCGGTTGGCAACCGGCTAACATTACGCGCGTTATCCCGGCTGATTTTGCTATCGTCAAGGCCACCGAGGGTGTGGACTTCACTAACGGTTCGTGGGTTAGTCAGATTACTGGCGCTATCGAAACTGGCAAGATTCATGGATTGTACCATTATGCGAATGGTGGCAGTGCGATTGCGGAAGCCGACTACTTTGTTAACACGGTGGGCTCTTATGTTGGCCGTTCCATGCTCGTGTTGGACTGGGAGAGTTACCGTAATGTCTCGTGGGGTAATGGTAATTGGGTTCGCGAGTGGGTTAATCGCGTGCATGAACGTACTAGTGTTTGGCCGGTGGTTTACGTGCAAGCGTCTGCCGTGTGGCAGATTCCGCAGGACGTGCGTCAACATTGCATGCTGTGGAAGGCGCAGTATGCGAGCAATGCCGTTACCGGTTATCAGTCTCAGCCGTGGAATGCTGGCAGTGCTGGCGAGGGCATGTTGCAATACACGTCTCATGGCATGTTGAATGGGTATGGTGGGTTCCTTGACCTTGACTTGTTCTTCGGTGATAAAACTGCTTGGGGTCGGATTGCTTGCGGTGAACGTAGTGGGTGCGTACCTAATTCGTTTGCTAATACTGGCACCACTACCACGGTGAAGCATGATACGCCGAACACTACGTCTAATGGTGATGTGAATCAGATGGCGAACGACGTTATCGCAGGCAGATACGGTAATGGTGCGACGCGTCGCGCACTCTTGGGCGGCTATTATGATTCGGTTATGAGGATTGTGAATAATCGTTTGGGATGCGGTACGGCTCAATCCTCTGCGCAATGCGTTTACGTCCAGTCTGGTGACACGTTGAGTTCGATTGCATCACGCTATGGTGGCAGTTGGAATGAGTGGACGGGCTACCGTAGCGGCAATCCGAACATCATTTATGCTGGTGAGCGTGTTTGCCGTCGCAGTTCTAGCGTTTCCACTGGGGGAGCACGCCGTTATACTGTGCGGTCTGGTGACACGTTGAGTGGTATCGCGTCACGATATAAGATTAACGTGGGTCAGATTAAGGGTTATCGTTCAGGCAATCCTAACGTGATTTATCCGGGTGAAACCTTGTATTGGTGATTGGAGTAAATTATGGATGTTACGCAGGCTGAGACTATCGCGGTGGCTATCGTCGGTTTGGTTGCTCCCGTGTTCGTGCAGGTTGTTAAACCTGTTCTGCCGGATAACATGACCGCATTGTTTAGTCTCGCGGTCAGTGTCGTGCTGGGTATGTTGGCTATCGCGGCTGTTGGCGGGTTCAATCACGGTTATACGTGGGGTGTACTGCTTGTTGCTGTGATTGGTGTGTCGCAGACGGTTTACACTGCTGTCAATCAGGTGATGGGCGGCAAGCTTGGCAAAACGTTTGTTGACGAAAATACGTTGGCCTAGTATAATGTGAGGTGCTGAAAGTTTTGGCGATTGACTTTTAGTGCTGTCATTGATAAGCCGCACGGTTTTCTTTCACCGTGCGGCTTCTCCTTTTTTAAATGTCTTTCAAACCGTCCCACGTTTGCACTGGAATGCTTTCGGGTCGTGCGAAGCCTGACACGATTAATCCCAGTCGTTCGGCTTCTTTCACGTTCTCATGCACCCAACCGTGGCAACCGGTGGTACCTGACCCGCAGAGGGTTATGAGGTTTGTACTGGAATGCATTTCAGCATAGGGGTGCGAGCGTAAGCGCCGGTGGTGGATGGAGTAGCCGAAGGGCGTGTATCTTATGTCCCGTCCGCATCTCACACACCGGTAGTGATCACGTTCTAATACGATTGTACGGGTTTTTTCGGTTGGATTATTCTCTTTTGGTTTGCCCTCTTTCGCTAGCATTATTCCTCCGCTTGGTTCGCGCAAAATTCTGCTAATTGCGCGAGTACAACCCCCAGCATGGCGTAGCTTTCCTTGCTGAGGGTTTCGGCTGTACCAATCGTGTAGGTTTGTTTTTCCTTATTGGTGGTGTAGCGGAGTTTTTCCTCTATCATTGAGTCGGCTAGTTCAACGCTGACATGCATAATAAATTCTGGCATGTTTTTCATTTTGTTTCCTCCCTTGGTTGAAATGATGCGACTTGTTCGCCTTCGTCATCAAAAATTGTTGCGACGACTCCGTGTTCCGCTGATTTTCTTGCCATGGCTACGGCTTGACTGAATGTGGCGCATATATGATCGGCACCGTTAAAATTTACGATGTACATGTTTTATCATTCCTGTGTTGTCGGTATTTGTGTTGTGTGTGTATGTGGGGGCGTGTCTCTTGGCACGCCCCTTAGTGACAGATTCTTGTACTATGCTTTAATCAGTGCGTAACGTTCTCCATAGGTTTTGAGGAATCTACCGAGCTTAAGGCCGTAGTTAGCAAGCAGTTTGTTTGCCGCGGCCTCCCATTCCTCGCTAGCTGAGGTTTTCCACACTTCCCCGTGTGCCCTACACGGCAATCCTTCAATCCGCTCGATATCATGGTCTTCAACATCACTTTCCAAATCGATGTGCCATTCACGGTCAGAGCCGAACCAGAGTCGATTACCGGTGATACCGTCCTGAATAACGATGGAGGTGCGGGTGATGTCGCCGTAGACGGCAACTGGATTGATTCGGACGGCCTTGTTGTGGTTGTCAATTGCTGTGAACATTGTTTGTCCTTTCCTTGGTTGGTAATTACATAATACATCATTTTAAGTTACGACACGCCGAGCGTTCGACAAACACGCCCCAACACATCGGATATTTCAGCGGCACCAACCGGGACACGCGATAATCAGCGCCATAACGCACTTCGGCAAGCCGAGCAATAACCGCGTGCGCTCTCTCCCTTGCTTCGGCAATCCGCTTGTCATAGCCACGCTTGCGCTTCTGCCAACCGTCGCTAGTCCTCTCATATACCTCCCATACGACACCGTTTTCCGAATAATGAGACTGCACGCGATAATCGTAAGCGTCAACGTTCCTATATTTCACCATATCCCCCTTTTTAGTACATTTCCGCGATGTGTCGAGTGAACGCGCATACGCTGACTGCCGTCATATAGCCGCGTAATCCCGTCTTCCTCGCCATGAGAAGCCACACGGGGAAAGTGATGAATGGTGCGAGACACCAACCACATGTAGCGAGATTACGCAGACTGAAGGCTTGCAGTGCTTCGCGTCTCTGCCCCTTCGTTTCGTACTGCGTTTCGACTGTGTTGAGAGCGTCTAACCATACTCTGCGCGCATTCTTTAAGGACATGCCGAAACCGTCCGTTGTCTGGATGCAAGTATTGAGGTACCCGGCGACTAGTCCGGCCTGCACTGCCTTGTTCATTTCTTTGCTCCTTTGCGGTAGACGTAGAGTGCCGCCAGCATGCACGCGACACCGATAATATTGATGAAGTTCATGTTTTCGTTCGCGGATAATACGATTCCGAAGAGAAAGAGTATTGCCACGAAGCCGTCGTTTTTGTTCATTGCTGGTTCCTTTCGATTGGTGCCCCGCCCTTGCGGGCGGGGCGGGGTGGTCATTCTCCGATGATTTCCGCAAACTTGTCGGTGAGCCACTTGAGGTATTCTTTTCTGGTGTTGAACTTGCCTTGTGCATGTTCGGTACCGTTCCACCATGCTCCCGTGGTGTTCTCGTTCCACCATGTTTCGACGTTTACCGTGCCGTCTTCGTTGGTGGTGGCCTTGATGTTGTATCCCTTGAAGCAGTTGGTTTCGGTGTTCATTTTGTTTGTCCTTTCTTTGTTTGGTAATTACATAATACACTACTTGTGTACACGACACGCCGAAAAATAAAAAAAAAGGAATCTACAAAATTTCTTCGTAGATTCCCTGAATTTTCATCGACTGCAATACGCTAAGCACTGCACCTCAAGCGCATCCACATGACGGTAGCACACTCCATCAAACACGAAAAAAGGTGCGGTAGAATACTTGTGAGCCTTGCGCAAAGTCCAGTAACGGCTGTTACCCGGCTGGACTATCATGAGTGCAAGCATAACGCCCGTTTTCTTCTTGATTCGCACCACCATTTTTCGTAGTCCGTCAATCAATTCCCGGTGTTTGCATCCCGCGCAATCATCGAAAACCGCGTAAATGACACGTCTTGAAATGCTCACCAATCCACACCTCCCAGTTTTTGCAGTCCGTCAATGAGTGCCAATGTCTGCAATTCCTTTGTCTCCTGCGCTTCGATTTCACTTGCAACGCTCTGCCGGTCCACCGCGAACACCTCATGTTGCAGACTGCCATACACCCTATCATCTAACATGGTGAAATACACCGTGTGCAAGTCAGGGTTGACGATAAAATACTGAAGCACTTGAGACTGATACTGTTCCGGAATGAAGTCGAACTCCCGACGCGTTTCCAGAATCTCCGGGAACAACTTGAGGGCCAACGACTGCAATTCATTCCGCTGACTATCCGGAGTTTCCGAATAGTTGAGCATCTGGTATACGCGGAATGGAACAACCGTTTGAAGATGGTATTTCGTTCCCAGACTTTTCGCTTCGAATGCGAACGTGGGATTATGTTCCAGCCCGTTAAAGATTCGCGGTTTGGCGTGAGCGTCAGGACTGACCGCAATTCGGTCATCCACGTCACTTACCCACATTCCCGTGTCAAACTCAACTACGTCAGGCGAAATGTCGAATTTTTCGCACGCCATCATGATATTAGTGTTTTCCAAACGGTGACCGCGTTCCATTGGCGGTTCCCCGTCCGGCTGTTCCGCAATCATATCAGCGAGGAACTGCCAAAAATCAAGGTTGACTTTCAACCGTTCGTTATCTCGTTTTGCTTGCCGTGCCTTCTCTCGGTATTCTTCGGCCTTTTCTTCGGTCTTTGCCTTGTCTGCCATGGCTTCGAGTTTGGCTACGTCCTTTTGGGCGTAATGTTCGAGCGCGAGTGTTCCGGCTTTGGTGCCCGTGATTTTACCAATTCGCGCGTCCAACCATGCTTCAGTGTCCTGCGCTTGAGAAACGTTCAGAATCTTCATTTTAGTTTTCCTTTCTTACCGGTAATCCGTTTTCCGTTGTTGCGAGCATGTATGCTTTCAGTAGTGTGTCCGCTATTTTTTGCCGTCGTGCGGGCGGGATGCGTCTGAGTTTGGTTTCCCAGTGCGCGACTTGGCATTGGCGTACACCGTACATTTTTGCTATTTCACGTTGGCTGATGCCGAACGCGTTGCGCAAATATTTCAACAATTCGCTATCGTCCAAAGAGTCAAGATAAGTATTTCGACTGTTGACGGTGCGGAGATTGTTTTCGTGGTCGAGCGTGAATAGATTACCGTTTTTTGACTGGATAAGGTAGGCGTAAACGTCTTCCTTGATTCTGTATTTTCGCTCTCCGGCGACGGTTTTGAATGTGATGGGCATAGCTCCCGGCCATAGTGTGAGTCTCATTTATCCTCTCCCGCAATCTCTTCATTATAGTAGACGTATGCGATTCCGTTGACGGTATTGAATTGTCCTCGCACGATGTTTTTGTAAATTGTCGGTTCGATTCCAGCCAAGTAGAGCAAGTCTAGTGCGTCTTCTCTGGAATTTGGGTAGATTGCGATTTGCGGAGTGTAGCCTTTTAGTTCAATGTCTGGTGAGTCTTTAGCCACTTCGTCAAGCTGGGTTAGTGTCTCTTTGAGGAACTTGACGTATTGGGCAAGGGTTATTGTATCTTTCATTATTGTTCCTTTCGTTAGATGGTGCCCCACCCTTGCGGGTGGGGCTGTGGTTTGGTTTAGAGTGCGTGTTCCTTGAGCAGTTCGGCGAATTCGTCGGGGTCTATCTGTTCATAATCGGTGTAGCCGTTCATGTCGCAGATGGTGCGGAGGTCTTTCGCGGCTCCGTAGGTATCCCAATCGCCATCATCCTGTCCGCTGTTTTCAAGGTAGCTGATGATGTAGGCTTCTGCTGTGCTGAGGTTGATTCCCATTTTGTTTGTCCTTTCCTTGGTTGGTAATTACATAATACATCATTTTAAGTTACGACACGCCGGACTAGAGATAATCCATGACAACGAAACCCATGCCCGCCAAACCAATGAGGATGGTAGACAATGCGAGAAGAGTCATATAACTATCCTCACACCACAACGCCGCCCCCAAAGCGACAGCGGACACGATCGTAAGCGCCAAGAAACCGCAGAATATAGCGACCTTTTTCACTTGTTACCGCCCTTGCTGATGGCCTGACGGAGAAGCGTAACGTCACGCTCTGTCAAGTCCTGCGGTTTACGCACCTCATGGCCGAACTGCGATGCCAAAGCGTTGACGTAAAACCCTAGATTGGTTCCAGCGGCCTGAGCCATGTTGTTAAGGTCGTTGACTTCCTGTGCTGTGGCCTTGCGTGGTTGTTGTGGGGCGGAATAGTCGCGCATTGCGGCGCCGTCATCGTCCTTGTCGGGGAAGATACCAAGGGCGGCGTAGAGGGAGTAGCGTCGCGCGTAGGTTACTGCGGAGCCGATTGCCTGCGGGTCGGGCACCACAATAAATGGATAGTCCCCCACATTCAAGGTTTTTTCAGCGTCGAAAATGATTGTTTCGACCGTGCCGTAGCTCACTTTGTCGCCTACCGCGCCCATGCGTACCACCTGCCGGAAGGCTAAATCATACTTGGCGAAAATAGGTTTGATGGTCTTGAGAATGGTAGCAAGATTGAGGTATTTGTAGGTGCGTTGCCCGGCGTTGGCTGTTAGGTCGGTGACGAAGTTGGGTACTTCGTTGAGGACTGCCATATATTTTTCTTCGAGTTTCATTATTGTTTCCTTTCATTAATGGTGCCCCGCCCGCGTGGGCGGGGCGGGTGGTTGTTTAAAGATATTTTATTTCTGCCTCGTAGACTGCGCACTGGTCTAATCCTTGATGCCATGTGAAATCGTCTACAAGACAGACTCGGCCGAACGTGAAATCTTCGTCGCGCTTGAGGATGTTGCGCATGTTTGCCAATTGGTTTTTGATTTCCACTGCTTCGCTGTGGAATTCGTAGACTTCTCCGGTTTCTTTAATTACGAGACGTTGCTTGCAAGCGCGATGGCTGAGGTAGATGATTGCGGTGTCCATTTTGTTTGTCCTTTCCTTGGTTGGTAATTACATAATACATTATTGTTGAGTGCGACACGCCGAACTAGGCAGAATCTCCCCCAAACGACTCAACCCCCGCGCGCTCTCAAGACCACGGAACCGCTTAGCGGCCTGCGCGGACTCGTCAATCGTCCGCCCACTCAACCGGTTGCGCCGATACTCCCAACTTGCATCCCCCTCGATACCTAACGCACGCATCTCATGCATAATGTCACCTTCGGATGGATTATGATCACGCTTCCATCTGCGCCAAAACGCGTTCAGGTCGGCGGGCATGAGATACGGGCGCTTCCTCGTGTATTCCGGGCTTGCGAAAAATTGGCGTATCGCTTCTTTCGCCACGTCTAATCGCATGTCAGTGGCTAACGCTTCAATCCATGCGGTCACTTGGATATCGGTCACAAGACGGTTATCGAAGGCGCTGGCATAGGTTAGGAGCGCCTGCACCTGCAACTTGTTCATTTCAATTCATCCTTATATTCCGCTTGCATCATTTTCACGATTCGCAACATGTTTTGCAAATCACCTTTACGCAGGTACGTCCAGAAAAAGCCTTCACGGTAGGTCACAGCGCGCCTAGCAATGTTCAACATGTTGTCCATGTAGAGACAGCACTTACCCACTTGCATGAGATTGTGCGCGTCCAATGGTTCGCCATCGATTTGCAAACGGCATTTCTCGCCATTGTCGATAGCCCTCTGTAGATACCATTCTGCTTTCTGTAAGTCTTCGAGGGGACGTCCCTTGAGTCGGTGTCGCCACACGTATTTTATGGCGTTGCCTACGCAAAAACTGTGATATTGCGCGACTTCAATGCATTCGCAAGGTTTCGTGTTGTCGGTGTAGTGTGCTGGATGATTGATATTGTCCATGAGTGTTTCCCCTAGAAGTTTGGTGTGATTGAGTCCAGAAAATCGTCAAGATAAAGGATGAAGTCTTCTTGTGTTGAGTCGTGAAGTTGTGGCTGATAATCCGCGTGTAACCATTGAATGCCACTGGACATTTTCATCCACTTAATACCGGCAAGATACACGAGTATCGTATTGTGGACTTTATCAATCGTCCAGTTTACGGGAGCTATGACGTCCATCATGTAACTTTTAGATTGTGCTCCGCTTCTCTGCCGGTTTTCTAAGCCTTTCCATGCTGATAGCCATACTCTGTAGCGTGCTATTTTTTGGTTGTCTTGTATGGTGAGGGCTGTTTCGAAGATTGCCGTGTCTTTTGTCTTGTCGCATTCCACGACGGAATGCATGTCATACGGGGGTATGTCGTTGAATGGTGTCAGCATTTTATGTCCCTTTCATTTGTTGGTTATTTTACATTATCGATTATACATGATTACGGACGCGACACGCCGGACTCAATCTGGAAGCCGAAAAGGTCAGTCTGCTGTTCCATCGCCTGAGTGAGATTCTGCAAGTTCCGTTCCGCGTTCGTGGCGGGCTTGCGGGCTTGCGGAGGGTCTGGACGGTATTCGTCATTCCATCGTTCACCGTTGAGCCATGTTGCGAAATTGGGTATAAACCGGGTTTCCGTGTTGGCGCACTGTGCGGCAAATGCTTGCACCTTGGCCATGAGAAACGCGCTGTTTATACCTACTTTTGCTTTACGCCATGCCTTGTAAGCGGCCATCTTGGCTACATGCTTCGGGTAGATCGCCCACAGTTGCTCGAATGCGTTCGGGTATTCCTCGCGCTTACGTGGCGCGGGTTCTACCGGTGCGAGTTCGCGTGCGGGTTCTACCGTGGTAGTCGATTCTGGAGCTTGGTAAACCGTTTTATCAAGCGTATCAGGGGCAGACTGCCTAGCCCTTTCAGTATTGGCTTTGAAATTGCGTGGCTCCTCAAGATGGTAAAGGCACGACGTGGTGCCGCCATTGGCTAGTGCTCGATGTTCCCGCGTTATGAACCCTTTGGCGATTAGTTCCCTTATGGCCTTTAGTGCCGTCTTTGGTGTGCATCCGGCTTCGGCGGCTATGGTGCTTACGCTCGGGAAGCTGAGATTGTTTTCGTCGCTGTGGTCAGCGATGATGATGTAGACGAGTTTCGTATAGCCGCCTATGGTGCGATCTCGAATGATGCAGTGTCTTACTGCTACGAACCCTTGTTCTTTAAGCTTTGCCATATTTTGATAATAACATAAACTCAACCAAAGCGCAAACTATCTTATATGTTTTTTCTTAAATGGTTATCCTTAAAGAAATATGGTTATACTTCGTGCGTACTAGGTACCTACCCCCCCCACAGTACCTAGTACCTACCCCCACAGTACCTAGTACCTAC